TTTATTTCGGCGATTTTTATGTAAGTCAGTTTGCAGTATTTGTCACCGGACATTTTTAAAGACTTTTTTTTTGCAAAAAGTTTATGATAACAAAAAAGAAATTATTTTTTTTGCACATCAAACCATTGAGACCAACAGCTTTTCAAAAATGGACAAAAATAAATGTCCAAAATTGACTTTCCAAAAAAAGTCTTGAAATTTCGATATTTTGCTCTTTTCACTACATCCGTATGGGTCAAAAAACAGCCCATATATTCAAATATCCCTTCACGATGTAGTGGAAAAAAGTATCAAAAACCCATTCTTTAACAGCGTCCTCTCTTAAAATATTTATTGAATATTTTGTTGGCTACCATACATGATGGCAAATATTTAGATATTTAGATATTTAAATATATAAATACCCAATTAGTATATTCTGTTCGGGAATGAATGGAGGTGAGTAAACAGTTCTTCAGTCACTATTATTACCTTTATTTATTGTAATATGTTTCGCAACCTTTTGAATGATCTTGTTTTCCTTTTCAACATCATTATCTCCTGGACCCCCCATAACTTCAATAATCATTTTGTTATAATTATCCGAAAATCGTGATACCGCAAAGTCACAACCTGGATATTTCTCTCGATACGCTGGTAATATCTTAATATTTTTGTGTGACACACGCTTGATTGTCCTTCTAAGTTTATTTTGATTATCATCGTCCTTTTCCCATACATTGTTATCTTTAATATACATTATTTCTCTCTTTTTATCTGTACAATGAATAGGTCGTTTTGACACATCAAGTGTATTCAAATTTTTGATGAGAATATTGGACATCCCTTCTACATAACCCACACGACCCATGTTCTCCAAATCCGATACATCAATTTTGATATTTTCAATAAACTCATTGATATTCATAGCGTCTTTACATGTTTCGTTTAAGAAAAACTGTAAGTTAAATGTTTTATTGTGCGAATTCATATGATTAGTAGTATTATGACTATGTGAGGTAGTACCATTTTTAAGCATCTCCATTAAATCGGTATTTTGTTTGATTAACATCATAATTAAATCTTTATCACAAAATTCCGTAATATTTGCCTTAACATCTAGTTGTATATTCTCATCATTGTCATTGTCGTGTAGAATTATTCCCGATTCATTTAAAAGTTTGATATTATCTTCGTCTGAAATAGGAATAACCATACTACATTTCTTTTTATGTCTCCACATACTGACACGACAGTTGGATACCTTTTTACACTTATTACAAATATATTGGTAAGGGGATTTTTTGGGGATATTATCCTCGAAATTTGTTACAGTTGTGTTACATTCTGATTTAGCTTTGTGTTTTTCAGTTATTAAATGTTTATTGTAATCCTTTTTGTTGTTAGTTTTAATACCACATAATTGACAATTAAATTTGGGGAAATTTTGGGGAATTTTTGTTTCATTTTGTTCCATATATTATGTAACAAGAAAAAATCCCTAAATATTTTCCGAAAAAATATAAAATTTTATCGTCACAATTTTTTCAAGATTTTTCTGTCACGAGACCATAAAATTAAAATATGGTAAGGAGGTTTTCAAAAAACCCAAAAGTATTTTGACTTTTCAAATTTGGACAAAAATAAATGTCCAAATTTCGATTTCCAAAAAAAGTCTTGAAATTTTGATATTTTTGCTATCTCTCTACATTCGTATGGGTCATTTTCCATTATCAAACTTCAAATATCCCTTCACGATGTAGAGAAAAAAAAGTAGTAAAAACCATTTTCTAAGTTAGAAATATAAATATATTTCTAAAACAACTTAAAGACCATAATATATTTCTAAAAACAACTTAAAGATCTTATTATATTTCTAAAACAACTTAAAGACCGTAATATATTTCTAAAACAACTTAAAGACCATAATATATTTCTAAAACAACTTAAAGACAAGATATAGGATTATACATCATGGAATCAATATATATTTATGTTTTGGTAGGAAATAATAGTGAATGGGAAGATATGATTATTTATTTAACAAAAGAAGATGCCATAAACGCATCCAAAAATCACCCCAATATGACTGTTGAAGTTTTTTCAAAATCAGATAATCACGTGGGATATAAACCTGCTTATTGTTACTATAAAGATGGTGAATACTATGAATCAAGTTAAATGGTTTTATTCATATTCATTTAGTAAATGAATAAAATATATATTATATATCTATAATGGAACTCATACCTTTTAGCGTTAAGGGTCAATGTACATTTGTTTATGAATGTTCTGATAATACAGAACCGTGTAGTTTTTACTTATATGATTATTCTAAGAAGAGAGGGTTAAAAGTTATATTAGACAACACTGTAAATGTATATAATATAACCACAAATGAAAAATATATAGACAACAATAATAACGTGGGTTTGGTACATTCACATGGATCATATTATTGGTTGAGTTTAGACGCTCAAAATCAGAGTATAAAGGCGGGAATAGGAGAACCACGATTAGAAACAATGAATTATCATTATCAATTTCCACATACATGTAAATCCTTTCTAGAGTCAATCGTTTATATTTCAAAAAGAAATGAATCAGTACGATTATTGCGTATTCTTAAGGATCCTGTTACAGATAGAATACCCTTGGTTATAAAAGACACTCAGTTGCTAACTATGAATGATATAGCAATGGGTTCTTATATGCCAAAATCTAATTTATCTATTACGTGCCAAAAATTGTATGACTGTATATCTGGTAAACATTTCATTTTAGATGACATCGATTTTCCCGATTTTTCAAAGGCCATTGAATATAGTATCGCTACACCTGGGTTATGGTGTAATACAACTCTTGCGAATAAAAGTAAAGAATTTAATAAAGATAAACCGAATATATTGGAAACGTATCTTAGAATTACTCTCGGGAAGAATAATGGTGAATCGCCCGGTGTACCTTATGTAATGGAAATATGGCCTATAGGTCACTATTCACCTATTCACAATCATGCCGAAGCCAATGCTATAATTCGCGTATTACACGGATCTATTCATGTTAAGTTGTTTCCATTTTTATGTGCTGAAAAGGATGGAGTACCACCTTTTGCAGAAACAAATTTCAAAAAGGATGAAATTACATGGATAAGCAAGAATTTGAACCAAACGCATCAACTAATAAATCTAGAAAATAGCGTGGAAACATGTATCACTATACAATGTTACATGTATGATGAAAATAACAAATCTCACTATGATTATTTTGATTATATAGATGATAATGGACATAAAAAACAATATGAACCCGATTCTGATATGGATTTTATTGATTTCAAAAATTTAATGAAGGAGGAATGGACGAATAAGAAACATTCTAAAAAGTCAAAGAAAATTACTAAATAATTAGAGTGGATTTGGGGTTGGAGTTGGAGTTGGAGTGGATTTGGGGTTGGAGTTGGGTTTGCGTTTGAACAAAATATTATTTGAGTTGTGTAATAATCAAATAATATAATAGATTTCTGTATATAATATATATAACATGAAGATGTATATTTTTAATATTTTATTATTACATTTTTGTAATATTATTTATAGTTTGAATCAATTATCATTTAGTGGTGGAGGAGCGTTCGGAGCAGTAGAAATAGGTATTCTTAAAAAAGTAAATGAGTTAAATAATAAAAAATATGACTTGTATACCGGAATATCGGCAGGTGCCTTAAACGCAGCATTTCTCTCTTATTATGATGATATAGAAGTAGGTATAAAAACGGCTGAAAGTATATATAAATCTATAAACAATCGGTCTATTTATGATATTTCACCAACTGTCCTTTCGATATTAAACACTAAACCATTATATGAAACACTTGGTAAAATAATAACATCTATGAGTAACGATCCAAAGATCCATACCCTAATTGGAACAACCAATATGTATTCTGGAAAATTAGATATTTATAATTTTGAAGAACAAAATGAAATAGACAAAATACTACTACTCATGGCTTCTTCGGCTATCCCGGGTATGTTTCCACCCATTACATTTAATAATCAGTTATATGCCGATGGGGGAACATTGAGTAATCAACTTATTGAGGTTGAGCATGATAACAGTTATCTTAATATAACATTCATTACACCTTACGAAGACTATGTATATAATGATAAACCCATTCATTCTCTAAAAGATATGCTTTGTAGGACTATGACAATTGTGTTGAGCAATTTCAATAATCCTATGGCATCATTAAATCAGAATTGTAAGGTGCGTATAGGAGAGATAAATAAATATTATGTTCCCCCTGAAGTTTTAGAAGGATACAATATTTTGAATTTTGACAGAGGTGCTGAATTGATTGAACTTGGATACAAGCATGTTATCCATAAAAAATATAATGTTTGTTGAACATTTTACACTCAATATTGGTGCCATCGTGAAAAGGATTTGATCTCATAGAAATAATGGAAAACCACATTCACAATACATTTTATTATCATTTACTCTAATATATATATTATAAATCCTATATACACCCTTGAACATTTATAATGGGATGCCTAAGCGAAGCAAGGGTGTCCCATAAGATGTGAAAGGGCAACAGTTACCGATAAATCCTATATAAATAAATAATTTGTTTTACTATACGTTTTGCCTTCGGTCACTTTGCTTTCGGACGCTTTTCTTTTCAAACGCAGTGTGAAATCTCGTACTTTTGGCTTTGAGTAAAATTAGAAACGTGGAATATTAAGTAGCATACATAAGCGCGGCATTTCCACCAACAAATGTCACCATATTCACCCGCTCTTCCATGATATACATGTCAAAATTATAATCATAAATGCGCCATGTCGGCTTATTAATACCTACAATATCTCCGGTTGCCGGATCACAAATAGTAAGCACTTGAGCATATGGGTCCACGGGTGGAGTAATAGTCGTAAATTCAAGTTGTACATTCGTGAAACGACTCATATTCATTGCTCCAGACGGCTGTACAACAAATGGACTCGTGTCCAAACAGAAATTGTAGCAATACAAACCAGGTGGTGCGTATCCAGCTGTTCGAACGTATTTTTCGACGAAATTAAAGACACCTGCAGGTAAAATATTCTCGCGATATTGCCCGTCTAATAGAATACCCATCGCAATGAGGATATCCTTGATATTTTGTGGATTATAGACACCTGTGGTATAAAGCCCCGACAGTGTTCCATATGGATTTAAACCAGGTCCGAGAGTAGGTGGGCCTCTAGGGTTTGGGTTTTTGAAATCTCCTGACGTTAGCGCTTGCGTGACATTTTGAGGCATATAATTATACGGCCAATTTGTATAATTAGACCACTGATTTCGCAAATTCGCATCACTTCGTTGGAAGTAAAACATCCAACTAATTACCATACCAAGTGAATCCAAATCCACCTTGTTCGCGCCAGTTACATTGTAGAAGGGTCTTTCATAGACTTGTTTAATCAAGTATTTTTGTTCGTTCTTCGCAAACAATGTAGATTCATCATCCGAGAGAAAACAATACGTACAATTTAGATTGACGTCGGCAAACCAGTTAGTTCGCGTGTCCACATAAGAGGTGGGTCCCAGTTCCTCATCTGGCGGTGTCTGAAGGAAACGATAGAACTGCATATAATACTGGTTAAAATTGGGTGCGATAACCGGAAAATTATTTGTATAATCCATAACATCACGAATCGTGAACCATTCATTTACGGGACGGAGAGTAACACTGATCATAAGTTCATTGTATTGGAGTGCCACTAATGGGAACGCTTGAGTCGAAAGAAGGTTGAACCACGAACCCAGTGGAATCCACAATGTTCGACCCATAATGGATGGTTGTGCTCCTGCTGGACTTGTGGTATAATAAGCATTCGGATAAGAATTTACACGTGCTCCGGCGTTTGCCGGGTCATTAAGCTCGGTAACATTACCAATCATCTCGTTAAACAATGCCAGTTTTTGCGCAGAGAAATCACGCTGGGCGGATGATAAAATATATCGACCGGAATATTGCTGGAGCTGTTGGTTGCCACAGTTAATTGTCACTTTATCTATTATTTGAGCGCCGATATTTTCTATCCATTGAAATTCATACGGCGCCCAGTCTGAATATATGTTTGGGTCTGGCACCGGTTGCGGTTGTGGCGGACAGCATGCGTTTGGATCTGGAAATGTATTATCGGTTTGGCTGGTGTTTGCGTATGGGTTTGCGTAAGTTTGTGGTGGCAAAATGGGTGACCATATATTGGGTAATGTTACGCAAATATAGCAGTCCATAAGGAGGTCAGCATACCTTTTAATTTTGAACTGGTATGTCGTCTCGGCATTTAAGCTTAGCGTTGGTGTGCCTTCGTAGTCTAGACGAAACGATTGTTTTCCGAAGTTGGTTATTTTTTTATATGTTGTTTTGAAAAGTGTTTTTTGAGGATTTGAAAACAATAGGACATTTTGTTGTCCTATAGACACAAGGTTCATAAGACCACCTGGCATAGTTATTTATATTAGTATAATAATATATAATATATAAATTGTTTAATTCATAATTCGTCATATTATAATTTAATAATTTCTAATAATTCTTTATTTTCATCCTTTTCAATTCGCTCCATTCGTTTTCAATCTCTTACTTCAATATGGGTAAACGCTAATACATGATCGGATTCATATTTTTGCCATACTTATTCTTAAACTTGTCTGGATTGAAACGAATATTTATTGATAAATGTGTCTTTAAGTAAATCATCCAACGTTCTTATAAATAAATTGGAATCAAAGAAACTATTATATTATTCTATATTAGTAAAGACCAATAAATGTCAACTACTAATAATGATTTTTTATCTAAAATAAATGATTTAGATGATGCTTTCAAAAGTTACGCCGTCTATACATTTATTCTCATAATCCTTATTATCTTCATTTGGTACTTGATATACCTGACAAAATTAGAGAAAAAAGAGGGCAACTATATGAATGGGCTCTATCCATCAGTTGACGGCAATATAAGGCCCATCACAGGATCAGATCCGGTCTGTGGTCATAAGTTTTACGACTATTATATTAAAACCGCATACAACTGTTGCTCAGGTGGAAGCTACAAAAATGATTTTGTCACAATCGAAGCACTAAAATCCGTTTTGAAACAAGGTGTACGCGGACTCGATTTTGAGGTGTATTCCATAAATGACCAACCAGTCGTAGCAACAAGCACAAGTGACAGCTATTTCGTTAAGGAAACATTTAACTCTATTCCTTTCAACACTGTTATCGAGACAATTAGGAATTACGCTTTCTCGAGCGGAACATCGCCCAATCCTACCGACCCAGTGATCGTACATATTCGCTTCAAGAGCGCAAATCAAAATATGTACCAAAATCTTGCTAAAATCTTCAAAGCCAACAATGACCTAATGTTAGGCATGAATTATAGCTACGAGGCCGAAGGGAAAAATTTAGGAATCGTTCCTCTTCTTGAATTGAAGAATAAGATCGTTCTTATTGTTGACCGCAGCGACACCGCATTCTTGGATTGCCAGGATTTTCTTGAATATGTCAATATGACAAGCAGTTCGATATTTATGCGCGAATATACCTATTACAATGTCAAAAACAGTCCAGATATTAATGAGCTAATCGAATATAACAAACAAGGAATGACATTTGTTACACCTGATAAAGGTGTGAATCCGGCGAATCCTAGCGGCATAGTATGTCGCGCTAATGGTTGTCAGCTGGTCGCCATGCGGTATCAATTAGCCGACAACATGCTGGCCGAAAACAACGTATTCTTTGATGGATGTGGATATGCGTTTTGTTTGAAACCTGAGGAACTTCGCTATAAACCAGTTACAGTATCAGCACCTACAAAACAGATGCCTCAATACTCTTATGCAACTCGTACAATGGCCACAGATTATTACAAGTTTGACTTTTAATATCTATTCACTTTTGGAAAAATATGGTTTCCTACGGGTACCTTAAAGAAAAGGATAGAAAAAATAAATTACAAGGTCGTTCGATATCAATACAGCCACTCTAGTATATTTATATCAGGCAACAAATGTTTTCTTTTAATAAAATCAACTACCGCACGATACGCAATTTCTCTACATATACTGGAATTTTCGTCAACTTCTTCTAATATAGTTTGCAAAGTCATAAATACCGACCAATTATCACTACACAATATAGATGAACAACAAAAACAATTTTTACCTTTATATTTATTTAAAGCAACTTTAAATAAATGATTTTCTATGTTAAGATAATAGTTAAAATAGCATCTTAAATTTAATTTTAATTTAGGTGGTCGAAATGGATATGTTAATGGAATAATGAAGTCATAAATACGATTTTTCTCGATCATATTAATAGTCACTCTATAGTGTTCCACTTTTGAATTTTTATTTACGGGATTATATTCGTCATCAATTTCAATATCATTTATAGTACAAATACCCTTTTCTATAATAGTTGATAACTCCCTCGTCAATCTTTTTTTAACACCTGTATGTTGAATCACATTTAATTTTTCAAGTAAATTATCTAATACAATATTTTTATTATTATCTGGATTATCTGAATTATCTGGATTATCTGGATAATCTGGATTATCATTTTGTGTTGTCTCTCTCATTATACGAATTCAATTGGTATATATTTAGATATATGTATATTTGTTTATTATTTTGGTAAACAAATATTAAATCAATTTTATTTTACTCGAATAATATAGGAGGGAGTATAAAATATAAAATAATGCCAAAGGAGAAAAATACATGTAAAGATTTATCCTTTTCAGATTGTGAGCTCGCTATATTGCGTATGGCAGTCGACAAAGCAGAAGAAAAGATTGGAAAACGCGTTGTAAACTCCGAAGATGTCCAAAAAATAATCGACATAGTGGAAGAATTTATTAAACGCAAACAGCTCGTTTGTTATGGAGGAACCGCTATTAATAATATTCTCCCAGAAGAAGACAAGTTTTATAACAAGGATGTTGAGTTGCCTGATTATGATTTTTTTTCTAGCAATGCGTTACATGATGCGAAAGAATTGGCCGATATTTACTACAAAAAAGGTTTCTTGGATGTAGAAGCCAAATCTGGACAGCATCATGGAACCTACAAGGTGTTTGTGAATTATATGGCAGTGGCAGACATTACTTTATTGCCGAAAGAAATTTACAGTGTTATTAAGAAGGATGCTCTCAGTGTTGGTGGTATATTGTATGCGCCACCCAACTTTCTCCGTATGTCAATGTATTTAGAGCTTTCACGACCTGCGGGTGATACTACACGATGGGAAAAAGTCTTAAAACGGCTCACACTTCTCAATAAGAACTTCCCTATTACAGATCTCAATTGTAACAACATGGAATTCCAGAGAGAAATGGAAGACAAAGTCAACGAAGACAAAGTATATAAAACCGTCGAGAACACTCTTATTAATCAAGGTGTTGTATTTTTTGGGGGGTTTGCGAATACCCTTTATTCGCAATATATGCCTAAACATTTACGGAAGAAGTTGGAAAACATTGCTGACTTTGATGTCCTTTCTAATAATCCTCAGGAAACAGCAGATATTGTCAAGGAACGCCTAGATGACAATGGTATTAAAAATGTGAAAATCATAAAACAATCCGCATCCGGAGAAATAGTGCCGGAGCATTATGAACTCAGGGTGGGAAAAGACAGTATTTTGTTTATTTATAAACCAATTGGCTGTCACAGTTACAACATCCTTATGCTCAATGGAAAAAAGGTAAAGGTTGCGTCTATTGACACCATGTTAAGTCTTTATTTGGCATTTTTATATGCGAATAAACCATATTACAATCAGTTTATTGATCGCATATTGTGTATGTCCAAATTCTTGTTTGATGTTCAACAGAAAAATAGATTAACGCAAAAGGGATTGCTTCGAAGGTTTAGTATTACTTGTTATGGTCATCAGGAATCCGTCGAAGAAATGAAAGCAGAAAAAGCAAAGAAATATAAAGAGCTTAAGGAGACAAACGATAAAAAACTAATAGAGGAGTGGTTTTTGTCTTACAAGCCTGATGAATTACACCAGAAGAGGGTTGGCGATTCAATATCTAATAAAAAATCGGATACGAAATCTGATAAGAAATCGGATACGAAATCTGATAAGAAATCTAACAAAAAGAAACGTTCCAAGAGATATACAGTTAAAAAGTCAAAGGGATTATTTGGATTTTATACGAACAATAAAAGTAGGAAGATACACAAAAGAAAGAATTGAATAAATAATAAATAAATTATTGATCAGATGTTTTATTTATGTCTAGAGGTTAAATGTAAGGTACTACAGTAATATAAAATATTTATTTTGTATATGAGAATACATTATAATTATTTATAAAATAATTTGTATTGTTAACGCTACTTTTAACTGCATCAACAAGTAGGTTAGGGCTAGGTAGAAGTTATATTTTTGTAAATGTAATATTTTAACAATTACGTGTTACATACGATAAACGCAGTAGAATATTTTATTAATTATTTTATAATTATTAAAATATTGTATATTTAGGTAACTTCTACTTAGCCCTTATATATATTACATTATATACACTTTTTCATAGTACAAAAACCACCCGGACAATCTTGTATGTTGTCGTCAAATTGAACATGGTTTGATGTTTTACTACTATTAGCATATAACTTATAGGCAAACATCGCAATTGCTAACAGAATCAAGAGTATACCAAGATAAAACCAAAGTGAATTATCAGATATTATTGGCGTCGTCGATGATGAGGATGAGGATGAAGCAGAAACAACTTCTGTAATAGATTCAATAATATCATTTGCTGTTTCTGTAACAATGGGAACATTAGCTAAAGAAAATGCTGAATCGACAATATCAATATCCATATTATATTGATATGGATATTTATAATAAATATAATTTTTGAACTTACCTTTCCACTTTTCCACTTTTCCACTTTTCCACTTTTTGAAAAAGTGGAGCAAAACCTTCATTTTTCCACTTTTTGAAAAAGTGGAGCAAAACCTTCATTTTTCCACTTTCCACCTTTTCAAAATAAAAACAATAAGCAATAAATGATTCTCAAAAAGTTTTGCTCTACTTTTTGAAAAGTGGAAAAGTTAAATCAAAAACAATAATTCTCCAAAATAATACAAAATACATCGTGTGTCACCTTTTTAACAATCTTCGTTAATAATCCGTCTTTCATAGAATGAGGCATTTGTGATTTCATATAATTCATTAAAATAATAATATAAACTATTAAATGTTCCAAGTAAATCCTTAATTTGTAATTAAAACGGTTGATAAGACTCCATTCGTCCACAAAACTACACATTTGTGTTGAGCTCTGCTTTATAAAAAAACTATGAATATCTAACAACCCTGTTAAAATGCGGTGATAATTTGATTTTTCATTTTTTATATTAAACGCATGTACAACATTATTATATCCCAGCAAGTCCATATAAAGTATTTTTCGGTTTTCAGTGGGTCGAAATACATGTGCTGTCATTCCATCTATATACCTTTTTTTGTAGAGAAGTTCCTGATCAATTATGAATGGTATAAAACATGACCGAACGATGGTGTCTAGTATTTGGTCAACGCTTTTATAATGAGATTTGACAACCTTTTTACCGCGTTTAATATCGTAATAGCATATATATAATTTACCATTCAATTGGCTACATATATCATTAGGTATACGGTGTCCAATATAATGCTTCAGGTTCTTGACAATGGTTAACGACATGCTCCCTTTAAATTCATCATTTACTAAATTATATAATTTAGGCATTAAATCGAGAGCATTGATGAAATACAAAAGTGCGACAACTGAGCCAATGCTACACCCCGATATTCTTTTTATGTTGATATATTGTCTTTTCTCCATTTCCCGTATAAAATACATTGCCCCTACTAAATAACTACCATTAAATAACCCCCCATCTAAAATGATATCCAATGCCCCAAACTTATTCGATCCGTATGGTAAATTTTCAATTAATTTATTTACATATTCGTCGATCATGTGTTAGATATAAATATTCCTTACTTACATTTTGTTAGAAAATATAGATCCGTGTGTTCCGAATATAATAATTATTATACAAGTGTTAACTCATTATTATAGCCTTTCGAGTGGTGTATAAAACTATATTATTTTACAAACTGCGAATTATTTACACATTTTTTTTGTTTTTCTTGTATATGAGTATTCCTACAGAAAATACACAAAATAACAAAGAATATAATAAAAGAGAAGATGATAATAAAACTGAATATCATGATAAAATTGAATATCATGATAAAATTGAATATCATGATAAAACAGGAGATCGCGATAATAAAACAGAAGATGATAATATAGAATTGGGTACAAGAGAACAGGGTAATAATAGTAAATCGTTAATAAAGAGAAGGAATTTAGCAATAACATTACCTTCTAACAATCATCCATATGACAAATTATATGATTATAAAAGCGATGTAACTGATATTGATAAAATTCTTATTCGTCTAAGAAAAAATTGTGTATATCTTAGCATGTACCATAATCGTCGTTATCATTTTTATAAAAATATACTATTTTGTATATTCAGTGTTCCCCTTATTATTTTAAGTGCTTTAAACTCCTTTTTTGCTGTAGGAACCCAGCAATATTTCAAACAAGAGACCATATCTCTTATAAATGCGATCATTTCGCTTTTTTGTGGAATACTGACCAGTGTTGAGCTTTTATGGCAATTAAAGGAAAGAACACAGCGCGAATTATTATCTCATAAAGATTTTTATAAACTTAGTTTAGATATTTTCAAATTTCTCCAACTGGATGATGTAAATAGAGAGAAAGAAGAAAAACAATTTTTAACTGATATATATAATGTTTATCAAAAATATATCGAAACTGGAAATGCTGTAAATATATATCGGCGCGGGTTTTTGGATGAATTAGAATATATTAATAGCGATGATAAAACTCATGTTACAGAATTTATCAAAAATAAAATGGAGGAGGATTTGAATAGTTATTATTGTAGTAGATGTTGTATCTAATGGTTTTTACATCTAAAAATTATTAAAGAAACCCGTAATCTTGAGTAAAAAGTGAAATATAAGACCAAACAGGATGCTTGTAAATAGGTACCCATTTATGTTATAATTTCCGTCATTCAAAAAAAGGACAGGCAAATAATTATACAAGAATTTCTTGAAAAATGGCAACTGAAATAAAAAAAATAGTACAGCAATGAGGAGGGGTGTCTGAATTTCGTTATACATTTCATCGAGCGAACTATTTACCTTCGCATTATTGTTGTAGTTTTTTACCATATCAGTTGACTGTTCATAATTCTTAATGTAGTCAGCATTCTGATATGGAGGAGGTGGGACATAATTGGGCATAACCTGAGGATCATTACTTAGTGATGTAGTTGTCATAGGGATGTCACGTGAAGGCAGTTGAGTTGCTCCAGTCGCAGATGCCTGCTGGAGTCCATTTACAATTTGGCTAATGGTCCCCTGATCCAGGGTCATTCCGGGGTTTCCATTTGCGGATTGTAATCCTTGTTGTTGTGGTTGTTGTCCCATTTCCTGAGCAGCAATGCTAACGTTGTTGCTTATGCTTCCTCCACCAACAGGGTCGGTCGGCAAATCTAAAATACTGGTTGCTTCGCTCATGAGCAAATTATATTATTATAATCAAATTATAAAAATGACTTAATAATAAAGAAAATTAAAGAGTTAATAGCGCGTAAAT